AAGGAGCTTTGTGATCGTTGTGCTGTCGGTAGAGATGCTATCAAGGCGAGGCTGGTGGATCGTGTAACTGACTTCTTTGATGTCTGGGTATTCTTCTTTGAACTTGCTGTATGCACCAAGGGCATAGAGTCTAAGCTGGGGGTTATCCTGCGCTGAGACGGGGACGCCTTTGCCAAACTTGAGGTCACAAATTCGGATTGAATGTTTTGAAAGTATAACGACGTCTGCAGTACCAAAGCCGTCAGGTACCCAGTCAGAGAAGTCCACACGCTGCTCAAATAACGGGGTATCGCCTTCGCCGATTTGGCTGCGAACATATAGAACGTAATTATCGACGTTAGCCTCGAAGTCGTCATCGTAATAGGGTGTTGCTTTAATTTTTGCATATTCTTCTTCATATTCTTCTGTTCCAATTTGTCCATAATAATGACGTAGCTTAATTTCTCCAAGGGAATGGGCGGTTGTACCTTCCTGACTGAAATCAAAGGCGTTACTAGCTCGTTTTGGATCTGGTAGGGTGGCTTCTAGGCGGGCGCTGGGTGTACACGACAACCATCTTTTTGAGCCAGAAGCTGATAATAAGGCGTGGGCAGTCATCTTATTCTTTCAATTCAGTTTATCGTATATTTACTAATACGCAAAAAAGGACCCCGAAGAGTCCTTTTTTGATAAAAACTGAAAAAATATTTTGTTAGTCTTTTAGGGCGGCAATTAAATCTGCGATCTCTTGCTGGTAATTGACCGTAACTTCTTGTTTTACATTAGATTTTATTTCCTGACGATCTTTGTAGTCATCGGGATACTGGCCACGCAATGCTATTTCAGCAACCCGGGAATTAAATGCGCGGTTGTCGATGTTTGAAAGCATCATGTTTTCCCAAAATGCCTGACCATGCGTTGTGGCCATAGACATAACTTCTTTAAACTCTGGGTTCTCTTCTTTCCACTTAGCCGCGGTGTCTTTACTAATGCCAACAGCGGCATACATGGCTTTTTGGGACGCACCTTGCTTACCAAGTTCTAAGATGATTGAGGCCATCTCTTTGGTAAAGGTTTTCTTTTGTTTAACTGCCACACTTCCACCTTTTTAGTGCTGCTGCCTTGCGTGTCGGCTTACCGTTCTCATCCTTCATAGGACCAGGTACGCCAGACATGCGGGCGCAAAATGATTTCTTACGGGGGCCGCCTTCAGGTTGTGGTGCTTTTAAATTGGAGCCTGTTGCTGCGTTGTACTTGGCACGACCTTTGGCAGTAAGTCCAGCACCCTGAGAGGCTGGTAGCTTCTCGCCACGACCAATAGATAAGGAAGGGTTTTTTTTAGTTGCCATTACTTTTTCTTTGGGGGCTTAGCTGTTTTAGCAGATTGCACAAATGCGTCTTTTGTTGGAGCGCCTTTGGCGCCCGGCTTGCGCATCTTCTCACCAGAGCCAGCTTTGATGCGTTCCTGTTTAGCGTGAACGTTTGCGTACAAACCGGGTTTAGTTGCCATATTAGAATCCTGTAATTTTCTTTGCTGCTTTGGTTAATTCTTTTTCTGTGCTGTCACTGACAAATTTATTGATTTGAATAGCTGCATCAATAACTTCTTCCATTGTAGGGAATTTTGGAGCTGTTTCAGCTAGTTGTTTAGCTGTCTTGTCCATTAGATCCCACGCAGCCATACTGGCTTTGTAGTTATTCTCTAATAGTTCTTTAGCTTGGGTAAATGTTGCAAAACGTAATTCAAATGGGTTCATGGTAATACCTTTCTGTGTTGTGATGTGTAGTGCCAGTGTTCTATGCAGGCGCGCTGGCATCCTGTGGCTTGATTTACAGCCAGGGTAAGGATAGGAGCGCTTCACAGCGTGTCCTATCTTCACTAATACGCTTTTTAATCTAAATCCGCCCTATTACTTATCGTCGGGCACAATGATGGTTTTCATAGGCTTTTGGGCGCGTTTTTCTTCCGCGTCTATGGCCTGTTTTAAGGCTGGCATCATCTCGTTGACCATTTTGAGCGTCAAACCAAGGGCTTTTTCCCGGTCTAATTCTTCCTTTTCCTGTGTATCTTTTTTAATATTTTCTTGGATGGCTTTGTATACGTCGTTACTAAAACCTCTGGATCTTAATAGTGTTTTTAAAAAGTCATCAGCCATCCATCTTCTCCGTTGCTTCTTTAACTGCTTCTATGTTGGTTTTAACGTGGTCAACTTGGGGTCGCACTTGACGCTGCAACATGTCAATGTGCTTTGCCCAGGTTACGGTTGGCACACCAAGCGGCTGGTTCATCATGTTGATGAGTTCATCCACCTGCTCGACGGTGTATTCCACCGTTACTACAAACGATCCAATATTCATTTCTTTGCTTTCTTTTTTGTTGGAGCTGGAAAATCAAATAATTTTTCTCTAGCTGCTAGTTTTACTGGATCTTTGCAATAGTGATCTAGTTCAAACTTCTGGCAATATGTATCCATTAATGCTTCCATGCGCATATCATGGAGAATTTTAAGGCCCCATAATGCATTGCCAACTTCGTCCTCAGTCATTGGTTTTGGGTGATCGCCATGATGCTTGTACAACAACTCAATATCATCGGCAGTTTGCCATGCTACCATGATGGCGGATTCTAAATCAATACGGGTATCTGGGTTCATCTTTTATTCATCCTTTTCTTTGCTTTTTTAAGTTCGTCTTCAAAATCTACACTAAACCAGGAGCCTACTGTTTTGATTGCAGGTAACATTTCTTCATACGCTGCAATATCATCTTCGTGGTAAACGGCTTTACTTTTTAACATTGACTTCATACTAACATACGAATCGGCTAGTACGTTTACCACAACTTGATCAGAGAAATCATCATCAATTTCAATTATCATCTGCCGCACTCCTCAATGTATTTTTGATTTTCTATTTTTACACGTTTTTCAATCTCGCGATCAATATACCAACGCGCTTTACGCAAATCTTCAACGGCTTCTTTCTTTAAATCACAACGCCAAATGTATTTGAGCGCGTTGCCCAAATTAAAGCTCATGTGCTCTGTGATCTGAATACAATCAATCCCAGATGGGTGACTGGTGTAATGTTTAGGGTTGTTTACTGGATCCTGCATTTCTCATCTCCTTAAGTTCTTTTTCCATAATCTGTAGCTCTTCAAAGCTGTCACAAACCCAGATCCCCAACAAACTTTCATAGCGGCTAGTGTCGATATCCTCCACACCAGTAATTGATTCCATGACATAATTTCCCTTATACCGATGTTCTACAATAAAATGACTCATAACCCCAGCTCCCGTTTAATAAACTCAATTCCTCTGGCAAAGTGGTACCGCCAATATTTTTCAGTTACCATGATGTCATTGTGTGTTAGTCCTTCTAAAAATGCTTCAAAAACTTCTTTCTGTTTTGGTGGCATACGTTCTTTAATGAGGCGTCGTATGTCAACAATATCTTCTGGACTCCAAGGAAAATACGCTTCCATCATTTCCGTAGAAACGCCATCATTGTCGTCCTGTTCGATGGGGTCTAACTCTTCATCAGATAATCTAGGTGTCGCTGCTTTTACTTTACTTTTTTTCTTCATATTCTGTAATCGAAAATTGCTGCTGCATAAATGTTACCCATGCCTGCTGCGAGGCTTAACATTAAACCATCTGGAACGCTTGCAGGCTCAGATAAAAATATTCTATCGTCTTCTGTGCGATTTTTAATTGCTGGTATTAAACCTTCATTTATATCGTCTAACATCAAACATGTTTCAAGTAAACCGCTAGCAGCCACAGTGTGGCCAATGTGCTGTTTGTATGACGTAGCAATAAACTTATCTAACGTTGCGTTTAAAGCGTTTTTCTCTGCTGTGTTGTTAGTTGGTGTTCCGGTACCGTGAGTTTTAACTAATTTAATGGCACTTGGTATTACCTTAGCCGCGTCTAACGCGCCACGAATAGCACGTTGATATCCTTGTCCGTCTGCGCGTTGCCCAATTGGATTAGAGTTTTGTTCTGCAGATATCCATGCGCTTAATAATTGCGCGTTAACATATAATTTATTCTTTTGCACAGCTCGCTCTGATTCAAATACGGCCAATGCGGCACCCTGGCCAACAACAAAGCCGCCATTCTTGTTATCAAAAGCTGATGGAACAGCGCCTTTTTCTTCATCAGTAATTAAAATATTTGCTTTTGTTTGCCCAAAAAACTCTAACGTCATTTTGGACGATGGGTCCTCTAATGCCATAATAATTACTCGATCAAAACCAAGGTTATCAATTAAATTTTTTGCGTCCATCATACATTTAATTCCTGAAGCGCAAGCACTAGCATCAGTTGCCACGTAATCATATGCCTCAAATACAGAAGCCATACGGCCAGCAAAAATATTTGTCATGGTAAGCATGCCCATCTTATACGTATAATCTAGTTCGCTTGGTCTATCTTGGTCTTTTGCTTTACCTCCAGCCCAGCCTTGAGATCCTCCAGCTAACAGAAAAGCTGTTTTTCCGTATACCGGATTATCTTTAACGTAATCAACAATTTCTTTTGTAGCGACTCGATTTGCCATTTCGTGTGGTACGTACGACATGCCTGTTTTTACTCTGGCGTATAGTTCCGGCATCCAATGTACTCGTTGTGGGTACACTAAATCTGCAAGTACTGTAGTATTAGTCGTGCTTAGCGTTTTGTATTTTGTTAAGTAAGTTTTCATATTAAAACGCAATGTTTTTAATGGCTTCTTCTATTGTTTCTGGGTTTTTAGTTGCGTGAGCTTTATACAAATCAAAACACTCGCCAACATTTTGCGGTTGTAATTCTTTGGCAACTTCTTCTGACACACCATAAACTTCTGCAAAGTAAATGCACACCATGATAGTGTCTAAACTATCTAACCCAACGTCCGCAAATGTATCCTCTAGCGAATTGGCTTTTATTTCATCAAAACTGGCTGGCCTTGCTTGCTTTACAATAGCGTTAAATAGTTCAAGTTTGTCCATATTTTTCTCCTGCTTATACTAATACGCAATTGAGGGCATCTAACAGTGCCTCTTGTAAATTTATTTTACCTTCCAACACTTTAACAACGTGTTCGTCGATGCTGTTGGCCATTACTAGGTGATGTATAATAACCGGTTTTTCTTGCCCTTGGCGGTAGATCCTAGCATTTGCCTGGATGTAGTTCTCTGAGCTCCATGGTAAATCGAACCAGACCGTTTGTGCTGTCTCTCCAACGTTGCACTGTAAATTAAGCCCGATGCCACCGCTTTGCGGGTGGGCAAGGAGCATACGAATCTCGCCACGACGCCACGCTTCAATGTTGTCATCGTCCAGCACCACCGCCTCTGGGAACTGAAGACGTATTCGTTGGAGCGAATGCTTGAAATGATAGAAGAC